ATTGGTACTGCTGCTATTAGTGGTGGTAATATTGTAAGTATTGCTATTACTAATCCAGGTACTGGTTATACATCAACTAATCCTCCTACTGTTGTTATAGATGAGCCATTATCTTATGATAATATGCCTCTTTTCTATTGTTCTAATCAATCTGGAGTAGGATCAGAAGCAAGAGCAAATATAGTTGTTGGTTTGGGTGGAAGTGTAATTGATTTTGAAATTACAAATCAAGGATATGGTTATGGTGAAACACAAAAATTAACTATAGGTGTTGGAGGAACTGTAGGTATTCCAACAGGTGGTGCTTCTGATTTTAGAGAATTCCAACTTACAGTTAATGAAACTGTTAGTGATAGTTTTGCTGGATGGACAGTTGGAGATTTTCAAGTTTTAGATCCTTTAGATTCTTTATTTGATGGAAAGACAATTTCCTTTGCATTAAATCTAAACGGAGTTCAGCAAACTATTCAATCCAAACCAGGATCAAATATAGATGTAGAAGTTGCATTATTAGTATTCATTAATGATATTCTTCAAGTTCCTGGTATTGGATATGAATTTAAAGGTGGTAGTTATATTACTTTTAAAGAAGCTCCTAAAAATGGAGATACTTCTAAGATTATTTTCTATCAAGGAACTGGATCTGTTGATGTTTCTAGTGTTGATATATTAGAAACAATTAAAAAGGGTGATGAAGTTAAATTATATGATCAAGATATTGCATTAGAAGAAAATAAGAGAACTGTAACTACTATTAATTCATCTGATAGTATTGATACTAATCTTTATGGTGGTCCCGGAATTACTACTAATGAAAGTTTTCAAAGAGCACTTACTTGGTCTAGACAAACTGAAGATAAATTTATCGATGGTAATTCCGTAACAAAGGATAGACCTCATTATGAACCATTGATTTATCCTAATACTAATATTATTCAATCTGTTGGGGTAGGATCTACTGTTATCTTTGTTTCTAATATAAGAACTTTCTTTGATAGTTCAAAAGAAAATTATACAGGTCAGACTGATATTAGAATTATTTCTCAAGAGAGTAAAGTAGGAGCATCTGCTACTGCCTTTGTTTCTGTTGCTGGAACTATAACTTCATTTGATATTACAAATCCTGGTGTTGGATATACAATAGCACCATCAGTTTCTATCACTACTCCTATAGGATTAACTACTTCTCAAGGTGCTAGAGCAACTGCTACTATAAGTGGAGTTGGAACTGTAAATGCTATTACAGTTTCTTATGGAGGAACTACTACTGGATTTGCTTATACTAACACTGCTGCTCCATCAGTTCTTATAGGTGAACCTAAGTCAATTGCTTCAATAGAAACTATTGATAATGTATCATATTCTGGTGATTTTGGAATTATATCTGGTATATCTACAACATCTGTTGGTGTAGCATCTACAGGTATTGTATTTGATTTACTACTTCCAAAAGATTCTTTATTTAGAAATCAAGCTACTGTAGGAACTGCTATTACTGTAAGTGGAATTTCAACTGGATATTATTTCACAGTATTTAATTCTAATGTAGGTGCTTCAGTAACTTCTCTATATCAAGATGGTACTGTGGTTGGTATAGGAACTTCTTTCTTAGATAATATCTATGAAGTTGCTCAAGTTTCTATTGCTCAAACTGTGGGATTGGGAATTGGATTAACATATGTTGCACAAGTTACAGTCAGTGTTCAAGATTATAATGGATTAACTGGACTTGGATATAGTGAATTCTTTGGTGAATATAGTTGGGGTAGAATTGCTACTTCTCCTAGAGGAAAAGCAAGAACATTTACTTCTTATGCTGGTAATAGTGATGGATTAGTTGGTATAACTACTTCTCCTATATTAGAAAGAGTAAATCCTTTACGATACTTAAATTATAATTCATAAATAACTAAAAAATCGTAAAAATGTCAGCAATTATAACTGATCAACTTAGAATTTTGAATGCGAAGAACTTTGTATCAACTGCAACTTCTTCATCTAATTCATATTATTCTTTTGTTGGTTTACCTAATGCTACTAATTATTCTTCTACTTGGGATGCTAATCCTCCATCTCCTAAGGATAGTTTTGATCAAGAAGATGATTATTGGGATACTATGATTGCATTAAAGAAGATTACAACTTCTGATGTGCGTAGAGTAGTTAGTAAACATACTTGGACTTCAGGTATAACTTATGATATGTATAGAGGAGATATTAGTAGAACTAATACTGCTAAACCTTCTGGTGCAACTAATTTATATGCATCAAAATATTTTGTAGTAAATGAAGATTATAAAGTTTATATTTGTCTTCAAAATGGAACTAATCCAGAAAATACATCAGGAAGACCTTCTTTAGATCAACCCACCTTTACTGATTTAGAACCAAAAACAGCAGGTGATAGTGGTGATGGATATATTTGGAAATATCTTTTTACTATTAAACCTGGTGATATTGCTAAATTTGATTCTACTAATTTTATGCCAGTTCCTACTGATTGGGAAACAGGTGCAGATAATGCTGCTGTAAGGGATAATGCTTCTGATAGTGGGCAATTAAAAATTATTACTATTATTAATAGAGGAGCAGGTATAGGAACTGCTAATAGAACTTATACTAGTGTTCCTGTATCTGGTGATGGATCAGGAGCTGAAGCAACTATTGTTATTAATAATGATGCTAAAGTAGAATCTATTAATATTTCAAAAGGTGGATCTGGATATACTTATGGAACTGTAGATTTAGTTTCTGGTGGAGTTCCTACTGGAACCACAGTTCCTGTCTTTAATGTTATTATTCCACCCCAAGGTGGTCATGGAGCAGATATTTATAGAGAATTAGGAGCAACTAATGTTTTAGTTTATTCTAAAATCGAAAATGACACAGAAAACCCTGATTTTATAACTGGCAACCAAATTGCTAGAATTGGAATTGTAGAAAATCCTCAAGCTTTTGATTCTGCTGCTAATTTAACTCTTTCTAAAGCAAGTTCTCTTTATGCTTTAAAACTTATTGGAGCAGGGTATACTACTGCTACATTTAATTTGGATGGACAAGTTACTCAAACAGTAGGAGTAGGATCTACTGCTGTAGGAAGAGTTGTTTCATATGACCAAACGACAGGAGTATTAAAGTATTGGCAAGATAAGAGCTTGGTTGGATTTAATACAGATGGATCTTTAAAAACTGATCCTACTTATGGTTATTCATTGCATGCATTCACAGCAACTCCTGATACTGGAGGTTCTGTAAATATAGCTAGTAATGAAGGTACTTTAGGAATAGATACTAATTTTGGAACATCAGGTAGTCCTGGTATAAGTACCATAATAAATAATAGAACATATTACCTTGGACAGAGTTTTACTCAAGGAATTTCTAATCCCGAAGTTAAAAAATACTCTGGAAATATAATATATGTTGATAACAGACCTTCTATTACTAGGTCTGCCAATCAAAGAGAAGATATTAAAGTCATTTTGCAATTCTAAAGAATCATGCCACAGGAAACCAATTTAAACGTCGCTCCTTATTTTGACGATTTTAATGCAAAGGACAATTATTGTAAAATATTATTCAAACCAGGAACTCCAGTTCAAGCAAGAGAATTAACTGGAATTCAATCTCTTCTTCAAAATCAGATTGAAAAGTTTGGAAATCATATTTTTAAAGATGGTTCTTCAATAACTGGAGGTGGAATTAGATATAATAAAGCGTATCCTTCTGTTAGAATTAATATTAATAACGAAGGTATAGATGTTTCATCATATCTATCAGATCTTAATGGAAAAGTTGTAATTGGCAGTCAATCTGGTGTAAAAGGTAAAATAAAAACTTTTATAGGTAAACCTACTAATGAAAATTGGTATGTTTTATTCATTTCATATTTAAATACTGGAGGAGATGATAATAAAGTATTTCTTCCTGGAGAAAGTTTACTTTTAGATGGTAATTCTTTTGTTACTTATTCAGATAATATATCATTTCAACCAGGAGAACCTATTGCTCAAGTGGTTCCATCCAATGCTACTTTTGTAGGAAGTGCAGCCGTTTTATCAGAAGGAATTTATTATGTGAAAGGATATTTTGTTGATGTACCTCAACAAACTATTATTTTAGATCCTTATGATTCTCAAGTTAGTGTTAAAGTTGGATTGGAAGTTAGAGAATCTATTATTACAGCAGATGAAGATGAAAGTTTAAATGATAATGCAGCTGGGTTTAGTAATTATACTGCTCCTGGTGCTGATAGATTTAATTTATCAGTAAGATTAAGATCTTTCCCTATAGAGGAAATTAATCTTCCATCTAATTTCATAGAATTGATGGAAATCAAATATGGTAAATTAATTTTTGTACGTCAAGATAAAGAATTAAATCAATTAGGGGATGAAATTGCTCGAAGAACTTTTGACGAATCTGGAAATTATTATGTTACTCCATTTTCTCTTACTCCTAGAGAAACATTGAATGATTATGAGGGAAATAATGGATTATTTACTTCTGAACAATCTACTTACAATAATAATTCTCCAAGTGAAAAATTAGGAACTTATAAATTATCTCCTGGAAAAGCATATATTGAAGGATATGAAGTAGAAACAATAGTTCCAGCTTTTTTAGATTTCGAAAAACCTAGAACTACAAAAAGTGCAAAAAATCAAAGTTTAAATTATTTTACTGGACCTACTTTTACTCTTAATAGGGTAACTGGATCTCCTCAAATTGGAATTGGAACTGATTATACTGTTAGTTTAAGAGATCAAAGAGTTGGTATTGCTTCTACCAATGCCGCAGGTAAAGAAATAGGATTAGCACGTGTTTATGATTTTGCATTAGAATCTGGATCATATAATGCATCTAATGCAAATGAAAATGAATGGGATATTGCTTTATATGATATTCAACCATATACTGAAATTGCTTTAAATACACCTACAACTCTATCTGTACCTACACATGTTAAAGGTAAATCTAGTGGAGCTACTGGTTATTTAAGAAATGCAGTAACTAGTTCTACTGCTCTTACTGTTTATAATACTAAAGGTAAATTTATTACTGGAGAGCAATTTATTTTTAATGGAATAGAAAGTGGAAATATTTCAGCAGGATCTACAGCTTATACTACTAGTGATATTAAATCTATTCGTGGAACTGTAAGTACTGCTAGTACCTTTAATGCTGATGTTAAGCAAAGTGTGCTTGCAAATATAGGAGAAGTTAACATTAGTGCAGCTACTACTTCAGGAGCATCTTTAGGAATTTCAACAGTTACATTTACAGATCCTAATAAATTCTTTAGTGGAATTGCTACTGTTGGTAATTTGGTTTCATATACTAATACTAGTCTTTCTGGAGTTAATACTGTTTCTTATGCAAGAGTGGAAAGTGTATCACAACATTCTTTAACTATTTCTGGAGTTACAACTGTTAAAGGAATTTGTGAAGGTGGATTGCCTACAATAATTGCTGGTGATAGTAATTCTGGAGAGATTAATCCATCAAACTTTAAAATACTCACATCTAATTTCCAATCATCTGTAGATAACAATTTATATACTAAATTCCCTAGAAATAATATAGAAAGTGTAGATTTAACAAATTCGCATATTACAATTAGAAAACAATTTGATGTTACTATTACTAATAATTCTACAGGAGCTATTAGTAGTGGAAGTAATGAAGAAACTTTTTTACCTTACGATGAGGAAGATTATGTTTTAATAAGATCTGATGATGGAAAAACAGAAACTTTATCTGCAGATAGATTTTCTTATAATACAGGTTCTACTCAATTAACTATTAATGGATTAGGTGGAAATGGTAGTGCTAAATTAATAGCTACATTAAGAAAAATAAATGTAACATCAAAAATTAAAGAAAAGAAAAAAATTAATGTTTTAACTATAGCAAATTCTAATGATTCTTCTTCTGGAATTGGGACTACAACATTAAATGATGGATTAACATATTCAGAAGTATATGGAACTAGGGTTCAAGATGATGAAATTTGTTTAAATGTTCCAGATGTTACTAAGGTCTATGGTATATTAGAATCTAATAATGCAAATGCAGCTGCTTTTTCTCAAGTAGTTTTAAGTTCTATTAATAGTACTACAGCTAAAACTGGAGATCTTTTGGTTGGAGAAAAGTTTGTAGGAAATGATAGTAAATTTACTGGAATTTATGTAAGTAGTGAAAATAATTCTACTATTAATTACATTTCTTTGAATGATTATACTTTGCAATTAAATGAAGTTGTTACTTTTCAAGAATCTGGAATTACTGCTACAGTAGATTCACTTACATTAGGTTCTAATAATATAAGTAAAGAATTTAATTATGATGATGGCCAAAGAAATACCATTTATGATTTTTCTAGAATAATTAGAAAACCTAACTTTGATCCACCTTCTAAGCAACTTAAGATTGTATATGAATCAGCTTATTTTACTGGATCAGATACTGGAGATGTAACTACTGCTAGTTCTTATAATAATTTTAATTATAAAGATTTACATTCTATTAATGGTGTAAGAGTAAGTGATATTTTAGATATAAGACCTAGAGTTTCTGATTTTTCAGGAACATCATATTCTCCTTTTGAATTTTTAGGAAGAAGTTTTACAGCTTCAGGAAATTCTGCTAAAAATATTTTAGCATCTGATGGATCTATTTTATTAGATTATTCATATTATTTACCTCGTCTTGATAAGATTTATCTTTCTAAAGATGGTGTATTTGAACTAGTTAATGGAATTCCATCTGAAAATCCAGAATGGCCAATAGGTATAGATGGATCTTTAGAAGTAGCATCTATTAGATTACCAGCTTATCTTTATAATATTAATGATGTAAGTATTAGTCTTGCTAATTATAAAAGATATCAAATGAGTGATATCAATAGACTTGAGAAAAGAATTGAAAACTTAGAGTTTTATACTTCTTTATCTTTACTAGAAGATAAAACTTTAAATATGCAAATTACTGATGTAGATGGATTGAATAGATTTAAATCTGGATTTTTTGTAGATGATTTTTCTAATACTGAAACTCAACTTAAAAAAACTATAGTAAAAAATTCTATTGATTATCATAATGGAGAATTACGTCCATCTCCTTATACTACAGAATTAGATTTGAAATTGGATTATAATAGTAGTAATGGAATTAAAAAAACTGGTAGAGTATTAACTTTAGATTATCAACATGCTGTTCATATAGAACAACCCTATGCTACAAGAGTGGAAAATGTTACTCCTTTTCTTGTAAATTATTATGGAGGAACTATTGATTTAACTCCTTCTTCTGATATATGGATAGATGAAGTTATATTAGATCCCACTAATGAAGATCTTATAACTTATAGTGAAAGTACAGAACAATTAGATCAAAGTGAATTTGATTCTAGAACTGGATATGGTCCTGTAACATGGGGAGAATGGCAAAATACTTGGACTGGGTATGATGGTACTCGTAGTTATATTCAATCAGAACATTGGCACGGTAATAGGTTAATAAGAACAACTGCTACTACTGAAATTAGAACTGGAACTGGTACTAGATCTGTTACTAAACAACTTGTTAAGGATACATTTAGTACTATTAATGAAGGTCCTAAAGTAGTTAATACTGAATTAATTTCTTATTTAAGAAGTAGAAATATTAAATTTGATGCTAGAAATTTAAAACCATCAACAAACATATATGCTTTCTTTGATGGTCAAGATGTATCTAAGTATATGATACCAAAACTTCTTGAAATTACTATGTCTACTGGAACTTTTTCAGTAGGTGAGACTGTTATAGGTACTGATAATAATGGAAAAGAATTAATTAGATTTAAAGTAGCTCAAGCAAATCATAAACGTGGACCTTTTAATGATCCTACTGAAATATTTAATACTAGCCCTTATTATCAATTTACTCCTTTATATAAAAAATCTCTTGAAGGAACAGCTGTTTTAATAGATAATATTACACCTCAAAGTAGTTCTGATGAAACTAATCAAGAATCTGGAAATTCTGGATTAGTTTTGGATATGCCTGAAACTTATTCTTCTACATCTACTGTTTTAAATATAGATTTAGATAGTTTATCAGATAAATCAGACAATACTTATTTTGGTTATGTTGAAAAAAATCTTAGATTAGTAGGACAAACATCCAGTGCTCAAGCAACTATTTCTAAGGTATCGCTTAGAACAGATGTTATAGGAACTTTATTAGGATCTTTGTTTATTCCTAACCCCAATGATATAACTACTCCTAAATTTGAAAGTGGAAAGAAAGTCTTTAGACTTACTAGCAATCCTAGAAACGATAATATTTTAGGAGATACTACTACAACAGGATCAAGAATATTTGAAGCATCTGGAACTATTAATACATTACAATCTACTATTATTTCTGTTAAAAATATTCATACTGATACCATAACTTGGGAAGAATCTAAGTCTATTACTGGTGATGGTAATACAACTTATACTACTCATGTAGTAGGTACTCGAGGAGGAGGAGGAGGTGGACATACTCCTGATGTCCCTGATGTCCCTGATATTATTGACCCTGATATTCCTGATGATATTCCTGATGAAGCACCTGATGAAACACCTGACGATGGTGGTGAAACAACAACTTGGACTGAAACTATAGTAAGAGATATAAAGGTTGGATCGAATACTAATATGGGTACTGGTACAGAAACTGTAGTGGTTACTCATACCACTAGTTCTGATGGTACTACTACTTCTTCTGAGCAAAAAGTAAGCAGTTTTGATCCTATTGGTGATGCTTTTGCTGAAGCTGGAGATCATCATGTATTAACAGAAGGTTCTGCTAAATATTGGGCTGGTCAGATCACTAAAGATCTTAAAGCTGCAGGTGTAACTGCAGATAAAGATAGTACTACTTATTATGCAGCAGTAAAAAATGAGATGAGAAAACATCTTGACTTTGCTGATAAATTGAGAGAAGGTGGAGAAGCTGCTAAAGCAGCTTTTGAATCTTCTTTACCAGATGATTACGACCAAGAGGCCGTTACCTTAGAATTAACAGGTCACACTTCATCAGAACTTGCAGCAATGGATGATGATTGTGGTTCTGGAATAGCAGATCCTTTAGCTCAATCTTTCTTTGTTTCTCAAAATACAGGAATATTTGTTACTAAAGTAGATCTTTATTTTGGAAGCAAAGATCAAGACTTACCAGTAAGTGTTCAGTTAAGAACTATGAAAATGGGTCTTCCTACTACTGAAATAATACCCTTTGGTGAAGTAGTATTAGAACCTTCTGAAGTTAATGTATCTGATAATTCTACAGCAGTTACTACTGTTACTTTCCCATCTCCTGTTTTCCTTCCAGGAGGTCAATCATATGCATTAGTTCTTTTATCTCATAGTAATGATTATACAGCTTGGATTTCTAGGATGGGAGAAATTGATGTTCAAACTAAAGATAATCCAGAATCTGGACAAGTTACGGTTACTGCTCAACCTACTTTAGGATCTTTATTTAAATCTCAAAATGGACAAACATGGAATTCAAGTCAATATGAAGATTTGAAATTTACTCTCTATAGAGCAAGGTTTAGTGAAAGAAGAGGAAACATTAATTTTGTCAATCCTCCTCTATTAACATATTCTGATGATATTCCACCTTTATTAAAAGATTCCTTTAGTATAAATTCAAATAAAATAAGAATAGGATTTAATACTACTATATCAGATACAGGAATAACTTTAGGTAATATAGTTCAACAAGATGGTAGTAATGCTACTGGAAGATATGTTGGTTCTGCAGGAACAGCAACTGGAAATTTAACTATTACTAATGCTGGTGTTGGATATACACCTTCTTCTGGTAGTGAGACTTATAATCACGTATCTATGGTCACTAAAACTGGAAGTGGTAGAGATGGAACTTTAAATCTTACTATAACTAATGGTGTAGCTGTTGCTGCAACTGTAGTTAATGGTGGTAGTGGTTATTCTGTTGGTGATGTAGTGGGTGTTGCTACTGTAGGTTTAACGTCTCTTGGAAAAGATATTAAATTCTCCATTGCAACACTTACAGGAACTAATGAATATATTCTTGATCAAGTTCAAGGAGAGTTTGCTACTGGTGTAGGTAAAACAATCCAATATGTCACTAGTGCAGGAATAGTAACTCTTAATCATGCTGTAGGTGGAAATGTTTGGTTATCTGGATCTCCTGTAACGGTTAGTGATGGTGTTCATATTAAAGTTAACCAAAAAAATCATGGAATGCATTCATCTCAAAATATAGTAACTTTCGATAAAGTTGGATCTGATATTTCTCCTACTCAGTTAGCAGCAGATTATGATTCTTCTTCAACTGGTTCTATTATTGTAGATGATGCAACAATATTTTCTGAATTTGAAAATGTAGGTGTTGGTTCTACTAATTTGGGTTATGCTAAGATTGGAAATGAAATTCTATCTTATAGTGGAGTAGTTAATAATACATTAACTGGTGTTACTAGAGGAGTAGATTCTACTCAAACTTTATCTCATAGTACTGATGATTATGTTCATAAGTATGAATTGAATGGAGTTTCTTTAAGAAGAATTAATACTGATCATAATTTAGCAAATGCTACAGTTGATGATCCAAGAGGATTGGATTATTTTAATATTAAAGTTGATATGTCTGCTAATGGATTAGATAGATCTGTAGGTACTAGTCTTCCAATTCTTCATTTTAATGGAAAGAAATCTACTGGTGGTTCTGACATACTTTCTACTGAAAATATACCATTTGAAATTGTAACTCCTATAGTTCAAAATGTAACTATGCAAGGAACCAATTTAACAGCTCAAATTAGAACTATTACAGGATCTAGTGTAGATGGATCAGAAACTCCATTTGAAGATCAAGGATTTGAAGATATTAGTTTGGAAGGTGATAATTATATGTCTTCTCCTAGAATAATTGCTTCTAGGGTTAATGAAACTACTTCTTTACCAAATCTTCCAGATAATAAATCATTTACTATGAATCTAGCTTTTTATGGAGCAAATGTACATGTTTCTCCTATAGTAGATTTGGATAGAATTGGAGTTATTTTAACTTCAAATAGAGTTAATAATCCAATTTCTAATTGGATTACTGATAATAGAGTTAATACCTTAAGAGATGATCCTAATGCATTTGTATATGCATCTAAACCAGTTACTTTAGAATCTGGAGCAACTGGAATTAAGATTCATATGGAAGGTCACATTAATCTAACTAGTGATATTAGAGCTTTCTATGCTATTTCTGAGGGACCTAATGATGAGTTAATTTATCAACCTTTCCCTGGATATGATAATTTATTGACCTCTGGACAAGTTATTGATCCAGCAAAGAATAGTGGTTTGCCTGATAAAGTTTTACCTAAGACTGATGTTATAGCATATACATCTAATCAGGTAGTATGGAAAGATTATGAATTTACTATTGATAATCTTCCTACTTTTAGATATTTTAGTATAAAATTGGTTGGAACTGGTACTAACCAAGCTCAACCACCTAGAGTGAAAAATCTTAGAGTTATTGCACTTGCATAATATGAAAGTAGAAGGACATCAACATCTTATTAGAGATGATAATAGTAATGCTATTCTGAATACTAATTTATCAGAATATGATAATTATATTTCACTTCGTGCTAAAAGAAAGCAAGGAAGTGAAAGAATAGATAATATGGAGAATGATTTGAAATCTTTAAAGGATGATATTAATGAAATCAAAACTTTACTAAGAGCACTATCTAATGGCTAAAAACACTCTTACTTTTGACCCTAGTGCAGGTGTTGCCTATGGTGTAAATCTGACTATTAATACAGGAGCAGATTTGGATGCTGACTATACTGTAGTTGGCACTTCTGGTACTGCTTTTGATTTTACTGGATATACTGGTTCTGCTCAACTTGCTAAGAGTGTGGCAATAGGTTCATCTGCATATGCACTAAGAACCTTTGAAGTTGGATTTACTAGTGCTAAAGGTGGAGAATTTAGATTATCATTAGGTTCCACTGATACTAGAACTTTATCTGAAGGTAGATATGTATATGATGTTTTAATAGGTTCTGGTTCATCAGTTTATAGAATAGTATCTGGGGATGTGTTAGTTATAGCAGGTATCTCTTCTGCTCCTTCCTAAATAATCTTATACTAGTAAAGTAGATAAATGGCGCAACCAAGCACACGTGGAGAATTAATAGACTACTGTAAGAGGCAGTTAGGTGCTCCTGTGCTCGAAATTAATGTTGCTGATGAACAAATAGAAGATATTATAGATGATGCTGTTCAGTTCTTTCAAGAAAGACATTTTGATGGTGTATATCAAAGTTATAGAAAATATGAAATAACACAAGCAGATAAAGATAGAGGAAGAGCAACAGGTGGAGCAGGTATAACAACTACTACAGTAGATACAACAGTTGGAGTTACTACTCAGTTTAGTTATACTGAGAATAGCAATTATCTTCCAATACCACCAGAAGTTATAGGAGTCACTAAGATATTCCATTTTGATGGAAGTAATACTATCACTAACAATATGTTTAGTGTGAAGTATCAGTTATTCTTGAATGACATTTATTATTGGGGTGCTACTGAACTTCTTTCATATGCAATGGTAAAGACATATCTAGAAGATATTAATTTCTTATTAACCACAGAAAAACAGATTAGATTTAATAAGAGACAGGATAGATTATATTTG